TCACCTGCTCAATATCGTCGAGCAAGAGACGGCCATCTTTGCCAGTGAAAATCTTTGCCATTAGAACACGCCCATCAGGCTCACTCTAACGCTACTTACGCCCGGCTTCACTGCCGTGAGCTGTGGCGGGTCTGCATAGCGCCAGCGATTGATGGTGCCACTGTCAATGGCCGCATCAGTTCCAGTCCATCCAGCCTTGGTGGAGGCATTGATTGCGAAAGTGTTATAGCTGCCTTTTGTTTCGTCATAATGCGTTAGGAATTGTTGCGCCTGTGCATCAGAGATATTGTCATAGGTAAGAGTTAGTTCCATATTGGTTCGCGTGTCGCCATATAAGATGCGCACTTCAGCTCCTGATTGTGACTTGTAGCTTTTAACAGGCCAATCGCCTGGCGTAAAGTCACGGCTGGTTGGTTGTAATGCAGGAAATGGCATAATTAGCCTTCAGTGGTAAAGACAGCTTCATTTTGCACATCAAGGGCAATTAGGCTATTAAATGTAGACGTTGTTGGAAACTCTACTGCTGCAATATCAACCATGCCTTCCTCACTTAATGTTAGCTGCTCCACCATATAGGTGTTGCTAGCTACGCTGGCGTCAACGAGCGTGAAGATGGCATCAGCAAATTTGGTTTCTATTGCTTTGCCATTAGCGACTGTCATGGTTTCTGTTTTAATGTCGTCAAAGCTGGCGTTCCAATAGGAGACAGTGTAGGTGCCTTCTGCTAGTGGCGTCACAGAGGTGATGTTTAACGCACTGTCCACCACTCCATTGTTGGCTGCGCTATAAGGGCTAGCTTGCGTTATCACTCGGATGTAGTCACCGGGTGCCAGATTCAGGCCGTATGGCGTGGTGCGGAATCTAATGGTGTGCGTAACACGGCGGCGCAATGATAAGAAATATCTTGCCACTGTAAATGCATGTTGCCTGCTTGTGCAGTATTGCACCATGTCGAAAGTTTCCGTGGTGGCAGATTCTGGCAAGTCGCTCCAGCGTACAACTAGCGTTTTCTCTTCTGGAGATTGATTGCGTTGCTCTTGGCGGTAACGCATGACCGCTTGGAAGTTCTTGCGCTCTTCAGTGCTTAAGTATTCAACGGAGAAGCTATCTTCAATGATGTTGCCCGAAGTGAATAGTTGCTGAATTTTGATGGGCGCCTGGGAAATGTTGCCAGATTCATCGAAAGGCAAAGCAGGGACAATGCTGAATTGACCATTGCTGATTACAAAGCTGCAAAGAAAGAACGGTGCAAGATCGCTTATGAACTGACGAATGTTAGTTGGTTGGTCAATGGCACCGTCAAAAAACAGTTTGTTTTGCTTAAGGAATTGCGAGGTGGCAGGAAATTTGGCTGTGTCAATCAAATCGGAAGAGACGACATTACCAGCACCTGCAGTCTTATCTGTAAGCAGGTAGTAAACAAGATCAGTGAACTTATTGCTAGGGCCGATGGGGGAAGGCGCATCGGCTTGAAATTTGCGCACGCTGATGCCATCGGCAAGCCACACGCGCAGTTGATTGAGGCTTGTGAAGTTGCGGGATGCCTTTAGTGCCAGCCCTGCCAGTGTCAGATTGGTGTATTGCGGTGTGGTCGGGTTGCTGACCATTTCATTGACATAGACAATCTCATGCTCAGGGCCGCTTTCGTTTGATTTGGAGAGTAGTGAATTGTAAAAGCTAACATCATTGATTTGGCTATTGTTTTCAAACAAGCGAGCGTCTGTGACGATGGGTGGCTGCACCGATGTTTTTAACGCCGTAACAGACAAATTTACGCCCACTGGAGCCGACACTTCGTAATTCTTAAAATGGTTGCCGGCGCTTACGGGCAGCGTATATGAAATTACGTCACTAACTGCCCAGTTACCTCCTGTACCAGTTGGGTCTACGCGATAAGTGAAATTAGTCCACGTTGCTGTTGCTGTGCCCTTGGCAAAACTGCTAAAAAATGTGCTGGTCAGATCTCGCTCAACTTCTGCTCGCACAATAATGCGAATTTGCTTGCTGCCACCGGCTGATTGCGTGAATACAGCTTCCTTTACAAAACCATCTGGCTGTGGATTGGCATCACCAAGCAGCTCATAACCAAAAGCCGCTTGGCGTCCCTTGGGCGCATTTTGAGTGGATGTTTCCGTAACGCGTACAGTTAAGCCAACAGTAGTTAGCCCATAAGGTGCTGCCCGTGGATTGCCTGGCGTCACTGGAATGTTCACTGAAATTATCTGGCCAATGTTAAAACCACCACTACTAGAAACTACAGTAATTGTTTGAATGCTCCATGTCCTAAAACCAGGGAAGTAAGGATGATTGGCGGGGAATGTGCTATTTACAATGCCAGTGAAGCGCAGTGTTATTGTTCCGCCATTATTAGGCAATGTAACTGTGCGATCTGCCGTTTTTGTGAGCCCCATTGAGCTTGCTTGGCCAAATAGTTCATATTCTGTGGCTGCTTCGCGGCCTTTTGTTACGTCGGGTGGCAACCAACCATCAAATGCAACGGCTTTGGCAACTATGGTTTCGTCTTCAGTGTCGGGCAGATACGTTAAAACATCAACTTGAGACGGTATGGTTATAGTTTTACCAGCAGGAATGAAGGTTAATTGCTCCGCCATTTCTGGGTTGAATGCCACCTCTGCTTTTGTTACCAATTGTCCAATGCTGAACACGCTAAACGTGCCGTATGCAGTTGAATAAGTGGATGCAAGGGCGTTGCGGCTTTTTGCATCTAGCCGCCAAAAAACAGCTTCACTAGGACTATGGCGTGATACATCGGCGCCAGTTTTAGGCACCATCTTAAATTCGTATCGCCCGCGACTAGGGTGGGTGATGCGGATGAAGTTAAATTGATCTTGGGGAGTTTCGCCAGTGACGCAAAACTGTTCGCCAAGTGGTTGCCATTGATATTCTTGCCCTGCTTCATCAGTGCCAGCAGGCCGCAACCAAATCGTCCAAACCGATGTGCGCTTCATATAAAGCGTCATGACGCCGCTTTCAATGCCAACGCTATTTGCTTCTGCTTCGCGGAATGCTTGAACAGAGGGCAGCCCGGAGAAATTGCACAGACCATTGGCGCGATTCCACACTTGCGAGCGGATGCCAATCTCAGTAACTTCGCATTCATTGGTGTTGCGTACCATACCGAATGCAACACGCATCAATGGATAGAAGCCTGCGCCAGCATGTAGCCCTAGGCCATTACGTGCATTGGTGGTGCCTTGGTCGTCGTTGTAGACGCCACGAGTGATCATCCTTTCGCTAACCAGACCAATGCTGGATCCAACACCAGCGCCAAAGGTTTCAATACAACGCAAGCCAATGGATTGCCGCAAACCTTCTTCCCAATTTGGTAATGCACGGGATTCAACTAGCCACACCGTGCGGCCTATCATTATGGTTTCGCCTACCTGTAACAATTCATCAGCAGCACGACGGCCAGCACTAATTTCGCTATTGATGTCGGTGGTCTTCGTGCCTTCATAAACGCTACCGTTTTCGTCATATACATAGTAAAGGTCTTCTGGTAATTGCCCTGGCGCAATTGTGAATACTGCCGTATCGCCTGGGCTTACTTGCCTAACTTCAGTTTCGCCTGCTGTGACGGCTTGACCATTGACGCCAGTGATGCCCATGCGGCGGCCATAGCCTCGACCGATGCCTTTCTGCGCATTCGCCTTCACCTCCTGAGAGTTACCTGGTGTTGTTGTGAGAATGCCGTAGTCACCAGCAATTTTGATGCGTTCGTATAGGCGCTGGTTTTTAGGGTCGTCTTTGTTGCGGTCGCCTATTTCTGGCTGAAAAGGAATTGGTACGAGCTTCCAATTGACGCGGTAGTCGGTGCCATTATGGATGGCAGAGTAGGCGCCAAATTGTGTATTAGCGGATAGTGCGTATGATTGGCAAAAGCCTGGTTGAGTTTGGCCGTCTATGGTTTGACATAGGAAAATGTCATCTGGCGTTTGCGTGTCACCAGAGGATAAGGTGCCACGTGTACCGTAAGCAAGATTTTGAGCTCTGATGCGGCTAAAGGTATTGGAATTGCGCTTCCAATAAAAGGCAAAATTGTGCGAATAGATGGCATCTAAGGCGCTATTGCCGAGGAATATGCCATTAAGTTCGGGGCCATTGATGCCTTCACCAAGCCCTTGTTCGCCTACTACCATCAGTAGCTTGACGCCTTGTTGTGAGCCGTAAGAAAATGCGCGACTCCATACCAGACGCGGGGAGGCAAGAATGCCACCAGTTGCGCCAGTGTATTGGCCGAAGATGATGGGGATGGGATCGCCGTAATTAGCAAGTTCAGCTTGAGAGTCAAAACCACTAGTGGCGCTAAAGCGCTCTGCACCAGTAACGCTAGGCAACTGCCGACCAGTTATCTGCCCTGGCGCTTTAGGTGCCTTTGGCTTGGGCATCAACAAGTAGCTGATGGCGCTGGTTACAAGGCCAACGGCAAGGCTGATTAAAAGCGCAGTGATGGTAGCTGGCTCGCAACGTATATCCGGCACCACGTCATATTCAGCCGGGCGCACCCGCGACCGCTTCATTGCTTCAATGGTGAAGGCGCGATATTCGGCTTCCGTACATCCAAGTGTGGCGACTAGTTCGCGCTCGAATGGCAGCAGCGGAAGGCGTGATAAATTGGCAATGCCTCGATGCGACACCATGCCACTTGTTCTGTCGTCGGATTGATGCACAGCGCTCCCTGACTCCATACAACTGCAAATACTGGTCGTTCCTGTTGTAACAGAAGAACGTCTCCATCATACCCTGCATTCGGTATGCGGCGACCCCAAGTGAGCAGGTCTCGCGCTATCCGGAGTTTTGATGCCTCGTACCAGTGCCCGTTAAACGCTGGCGTGGGGATGGCCATGGCGCGTAACGCTATGTAAACCATGTGGATGCAGTCCACTGCGCGATCTGACCCTGTGCCATCAGCGCCAAGCCTGTATGGGCGGCCGATTAGATCAGCGCAGGCGTACATTATTACTAACTGGAATGGCACCTACTAGCTGCTGCGTTAGGCGGCGCATTGGTACATCACTGCCAACTGCATCAAGAACAGTGTCTAGGCGTAGTTGCAGACTAGTTTCGTCCCAGTTGCCATTGGACACTTGACCGACATACCTGTGCATCAATGAAGGATTGCTGGCATTATCGGGATCGAGAATCATTACTAATACCGTTGCAATCCATAGATTCTGCACTGCATTTAAGCCCCATGCGCGACTAATTTCATTATTGGGAAATACTAAAGTGGCTTCTACATTGTCACCAGCGCGATTAACCGTAACGCCTGAGAAGCCGAATGGCAGGAATGAATATACATTGCCATTGTACGTGGCAGTTTTGTTGATATAGAAATTTTGAAAGTGGTAGACTTTGCCGCCGCCTGGTGTGCTGAAGTCTAAATAGTTGCCGAGAGCTAAATCCATTTACATGCCCACCCGTTTACGAGTGCTAGGCGATTGCTGCAGACGACGCAGTGTGCGTTGTTCGCCTTGCGCTGCACCTTGCTGTG